GAGGTTTGGAACTTCCATACATTGGGTTTACGAAGAATATCAAAATTCCTATTCTTAAAAATGATATTAGACTTCATATAGAAGAAACTCACCCTGCAATGAAGGGTCAACCTTATTATAGAATTGTATCATTAGTGTGTCAATTAAGAGAACTTAATATTATGAGAGAAGTTTGGAGAAGATTGAAAAGATGTGACATTATATTCATTCCATTGCAGTCATCAGTAGTAGTTTCAAGACCTCATATAGAAGTTGTTTCGTATATATTTGCAGATGTTTTGAGACATCACATTGATAAAAGATTAAAAACAGTTGTCAGTAAAAAGTTTGTAGATGATAAAAATAGTACTACATTTGGAATGTATTAATAATTAAAACTTAAAATTATGAACAATCCCGATGCGAAAAAGTATCTTCTTGAACTCATCGACAAATGGTTTGATGCAGGGAATGAAAAGTTAGGTAATCTGGCTGAATGGGGTAAAAGATGGAATAAAGATGATAGTGAAAAAAAAGAAACTGAGAAAAAACAGGTTAAGATTAACAAACTCACTTCTGCTATCGAAATGTTAGAAGCAGATGGTGATGATGTATCTGTTCTGGTTAAAAAGAAAAATAGTTTACAGACAGAAGTGACTAAGTTTGAAAAACTCTATGGAAAGGTCACAAAGGTGAAAGGTGTTAAAGGTGGAAATCCTGACTATAAGATGAGACTTCTATTCAATAAAGTAAAGAAAGATACTAAGTTTATGGAGGGACTTTTGAAAGATAATCCAGGTGCAAATGTAACTGCTATTGAATTAGTGATAAGTAATAACAGTGCAAAGTTGAAAGAGTTAGAATTGATAAATGGGAAATATACACCTAAAACACCTAAAAAGAAGTAGTATGATAGATATTGATGTTGATTACAAAAAACTACTTTCTGAATGTAATGATTCAGAAAAGTTGGTTGAAATTTATTATCTCTATCTTATCACTACAGGTATAACTGTTCACGAAAGTTTGGCGCTTGATGAGACTATCTTCAACTTTAAGAAACTATATGAAGAAAATTGTAAGACAAAAATTAAACTTCCCACTATTGAACTGTATGACATTTATAGACAAGTATTTGTTATGTTATATAAACATAGAGATCAACTTGATGATACTGATTGGGAAGATGATTATAGTGAAGAATACCTTAAAATTGATATTGGATTGAAAGAATAATAAATCTTTTCATATCTTAGAAAAAGGAAATTAGGAATAGTTTCCTTTTTTATTGATTGGTAATGAAACAGTTAAGCATTATTTTAATATGTCACCTTCTTTAACGGATGACAAATTGAATTAATTGTATTATATTTGTAATCAAATAAATAACCATTTTTATGAAACCAATCGTAATTTATTCCAGGGTATCGACAACAAACCAAAACTTTGAGTCACAAATAGAAGACTTAAAACGTTGGTGTAAAGGTAATGACTTTATTGTAAAAATGTCATTTGGTGAAAAAGTATCAGGATTCAATCCAGATGTTGAAAGAATCGAATATGATAAGATGAAAGACTTCGTCCTTTCAAACAACATTAAGAACATTGTAATTTGGGAAATCTCAAGGTTGTCAAGAAGTATAGACAGAACACTTACTGAAGTCAAATTCTTTACTTCTAAGGGTGTTAACATTCATTTTAAGAAAGAAGGATTTAATACTATATCAGACAATGCTACTGATAAAATTTTACTCGCACTTTTAAGTAGTATGGCCGATTTTGAAAGAGACACAATTATAGGAAGATTAGGCAGAGGTAGACTTTCGGCAATACTTAAAGGAAAGATGATGCACAGTGTACCTCCTTACGGTTACATCAAAGATGAGCAGGGAATGTGGTCAATAAATAAAGTTGAGGCGAAAGTCATTATGACAATGTTTGAAATGGCTGCAAAAGGGGATACGTTATACAAGATATGTCAACACTTAAATTCCCTTAACATTCCTACAAGACAAACAATTCAGGGTAAGAAATCTACACTTTATGATGGAACTGAAGTTGAAGGTAAATGGAATCCCACAACAATAAGAAGAGACCTTATGAAGACTATTTACAAAGGAATTAAAACCTTTCAGGAACATACAATTTCAATTCCAATTATTATATCACCTGATTTATGGGATAAAGTTCAAAAACGATTTACTGACAATATAGGACACATTAACAAAAACAAACATCCTTATTTATTCAAAGGTATGATTAGATGTGGAAGATGTAATAGAGTCCTTTCAACACAAACAAGAGTAAATGACATAGGTTATTATCTCTGTAGTAAAATAAATGATGTAACTCATAAATGTGAAAATCAAGGTTACATAAACACGCATATGATTGATGACAATTTATATTCAAATTTATTCAATCATCAATATATTAAGGAGATTCTATCTCGTGATTCGTTAGATGCTCTTTCGTTAAAAGAAAAATCCGGCCAAATAGAATACTTTAACAGTGAAATTAATTCATTAGAAGGAACGACAAATAGATACAAGAACCTATACGCTACAGGATATTTGGTCTTTGAAGAAATGGTTAAAGAGGTTGGAAAGGTCACAAATCAAATTACGGACTATAAAAACAGGATTGAGATACTTAACAATGATATTCAAGTAATTTCTAAAACTGATATTGATGATATAATACTCACATATAAAAACGCTACAGATTACAATGTTAAACGAGAATTTCTAACTAAGTATATCAATAACATTACACTTTGGAATGTTGACCTCGCAAACGTCAATTGGAGAGTCCCATTGCAAAAGAATGAAAAGATGATTTACATAGAAATGAAAGCTTTTAATTACAACATTCCAATTAAGATTCTGTTAACTCCATATAGTAAAAATGTAATTGTCACTAAGACTTTAGAATTTCTTAAGGACTACAATATGGTAGTCGATACATCTAAGAAACTTAGTGTTTAGTTACATATAATCCTATTAAACAATGAAAGGAGAGTCCGAATGGCTCTCCTTTTCTATAAAAACTCTTTGAACTATGAAAACAAAGAGAAAAAAAGTATTACTAATGTTCTTAGTATATATTCACGCAAATACCTTACACTAACTAGCATTTGACACAATTTCGTTCATTTATATATAAAACAAAAATATATCAATGAAACGAAAAGTAATAATCCCTTTAGAAAATGATGGCAGTTTTTCAGATACCCTTCAGGCATTTGATAACGCAATGGTCGTAATAGAAGACTTTCTTATAGACTCATCTGTAAACAAAAATAAGCCCTATAGTATAGAAGACTTAATGTTTCCTAATATCGAATATAGGGATGAACTAAACTCAATATTTATGAGTGATTACACAAAACCTAATCAATTACGAGAAGAATGAAAGATATTTAGCAGATAAGCTATTTCAACACATTCCGACAATAGAGAACGTCGAATACACATCAGGACATATTTGTTACGATGCGATAATAACTCTAAAAAACCAAACTAAAATAATAAGTGAATTCAAAGTAAGAAGCTTTGAAGCAAACAAATATCCAGACTATATTTTACAGGTAGATAAATTAGTTAACCTAACAAAAAGAAAGAAACAGAACAATTATGATATGATTTATTATATCAACTTTTTTCAAGGTAAAGACAAAACAAACATAGAATTTATCATTTTCAATCTATCTGGAAGAAAAGAACAATGGCAACAAAATAAACCAATCATTAAAAAGATGTGGATGAATGCAGAAACTCATAAATCAACAACTTTCAAAGTAGAAAAGCAGGTCATACTTCTTCAATACGATGAAAAAATAGATATGAGAGGAAACTTTATCCTAAACTAAAAATATAATACTAAACCTATGAGAAAACTATTAGTAACAATCACAATCATTTTATGTATCAGTTTATCTGGATGTCATAATAAAAAGTCTACAAACGACACTATGAAGACAACCAATGAATTGAGCATAGGATTAAAAGCACAATTAGAAGAAGTAAATAAAATAACTCAAAACAATATGAAAACCAGAGAACAATTGCTTGCAGAATTTGCAAAATTAAATGCAGATGTAAAGGTAGCAATGGAAGCAGAACTAGCTCAAGCAAAAAAAGATAGACAGATAATGAATGAAGACAGCAATGTAAATTAAATAAAATAAGAACTTAAAACTATGGGAGCAATAAGAAAAATAAGAAATTTCGGTGATTTACTATATCATATGACCTGTCAACTTCCTAAATACAATGAAAGTATTCAAGTAGTTAAAGTATCTGATACTGAAACTGTCATTATATGGGAAGATCAAATACACGAAAGTATAATAAATCCTAACAGTTTATTTAAACAATACAGAAAGTTAGCGATAGAAAACGGAACTTTTGGTTATGATTTGGCTGTATTTAAGAAAAAAACACTTGATGATGGGATACGTAAAAAATGTGGTAGAAAGTTGGGAAGTAAAGACACCAAACCTCGTATACAACGTGAAATGACACCTGAACATAAAGAATTACTTCATAAAAGGTCATTAAAATATTATGCTTCACTTATAGAATTAGCTAAACCTGATAAGGAATTACTTAGATGAGAACTAACTACATTGATTTGAAGACCCGCATTGGACGTAACAAGTTCTATCAAAGTCCAACTTGGAGAGCATTGAGGAGTCTTATTTTAGTAAGAGATGTTTATTGTATTGAGTGTCTTAAATCGGGAATACACGTAATAGCGACAGAAGTTGACCACATTAAAGATATAGAGGATAGTCCAGAATTGTTTATGAGTATGGGAAACTTACAGGGATTGTGTAAACCACATCATAGTTCAAAGACTTTTCATACAAGGCCGAGCTTTCAAAAACAAGTGTTTACAACAAAGAACTTGAAATGGCGGGATGTCAGCATACACTAACTAATCAAATGTCGATTTTTGAAATTAGATATATAATCTATAGTCGACAAACTACAAAAAAGATATTAACATCAATAGAATCCCTTGTGAACCTTAGTTTGTCGACTAATCACAAGGGATTCTTGTTTAAAATAAATGAAGTGTAATGAATCACCAAAAAGTATATGACGACATCATAGAAAAAGCAAAATCTGAGAATAGGGTTAAAAATAAAAAATCATATTACGAGAATCATCATATATTACCTAAATGCTTAAAAGGAGGGAACGAATCAGAGAATTTAGTTTTGTTAACTTCTCGAGAACATTATGTTTGTCATAAATTACTAACTTACATATACAAAGGAAATAGAAGCATTATATATGCCTTTCATTTAATGACGTATAATAGAAATCGAAAAGTATCATCTCGTGATTATGAATATGCTAAAAAATTACGAAATGAGACTCCAATGTCTAAAGAACAAATATTAAAAATAAGTGAATCGTGTAAGGGATTAACATCGGGGAATAAAGGAAAAATTGGACAGATATCTTGGAATAAAGGCGTTCCGTGTTCGGAAGAACGTAAACAACATTTAAGACATCCGTATAAGAAACGTTCTAAAATATGTGCATAGACGGAGCTTTTGAAGGAAAATATCAATGAATATATAAAACAAACAACAACTAAAAAAATATAATACTATGAAAACAACATTAACTATAACTGAGTATTCCCTTACTAAAGAAGTTTGGGGCTTAAAGAAATATCAACGAATTCCACAAAACGTATATGAATGGTTAATACGTCAAAGAAAATAATTGTTTCATTCTTCATTGATTCCTGAGTGCTTGGTTGTTCGAACACTCAGGATTTTTTTACACTAAGCCACTACAACTCAATATTTGAACTTTAATATATAATAAAAGAACTACTACTCAAAATCAAAAGATATTTAAGAACGTTTAATTGTTTCGTAAAGACCTTAGAACCATAAGAGAGTAGTAGCTCGGTTCTAAGGTCTTTTTTATTAAAATAACTACTACAATGGAAATAGAATTCAAAAACAAAACAACTTATATCAGATGTCCTAAAGATGCTGAATTTACGTTTGTTCGTACATCAACTAATGCTATGAAAAACTTAACTCCTAATGGATTGAATATATGGATTTGGTTAGCATCTCACGATGACAGTTGGATTATAAATAGAAGTGTAACACAAAAAGAATGTAAGCTTTCTGTAAGAGATTTTAAGAAAGGTTGGGAAGAATTACAAACTAAATTCTATCTACTTAAAGAGAACTTACGAAGAGGTGTAAATTGGATATTCGTGGAAGACCCTTCATATAATGTAAACAGAGTAACAAGCGCAAGCATTTCCACACGTGTAATTGACAACGGTGTAATTGACAACGGTGTACCTCTACCTACTACAGAAGAAAATACTATAGAAGAACCCACTTTAGTGCTAGAGTCTAGACTACTAGAGGTGCAAGAAAATACTATACTTTCTCATAGTGATATCGTGTCNNNNGACACGATATCCAATGCAGACCGAAGTCCTGATAATGTTTCATATAATGTATTAAGTCAGGATATAGACTTTGATATAGAAACTAATGTAGACTTTGGTGATGACTTTGGACCTGAACTTAAATAAAAATTGATATGGATAAAAAATATTGGAATATCGTTAAACTAAAAGTTTTAGAAAGGGATAAACATATATGTCAAGTTTGTTGTATGTATGGTAACATTACACATCATAAAACATATTTAAATCAAGGAAACGAATTAGAGCATTTAGAAGATTTAATATGTGTTTGTGCTAAATGTCATTTCAAAATACATTATATTCATTCGACATTATCACTTAATGAGATAGAAACATTATATCATAAATCAGATATATTAACATTAAAACAAAAATGTTATCAATTAACACCTAAAGAAATAGAAGATATTAAGATAATGAAGAGAGAAAAGAAACGATATAGAACTTTAACCCAACTTTAACAACACAACTTTTCACGATTCAATGATATTGATTATATTAAACTAAAAATAAATTAAAACTATGAAAAAATTAATCAGAATTCTAATTGCCTTAATCTTTGTATTAAGCTTAAGTTACTGTACTAACCCAATAGACGAAACCCCTTATTGTTGGACGTGCATCTGTAATTTACAAGTAAATGGTGAAAATAGTGTTGACACAAGAGAACTATGTGATAAAACAAAAAAACAAATTAAAGAAATTGAAGATGAATGGACAGGTAAAACAACAAATTCTTGGGGTTATATTGTAAGCAGCGCTAAATGTAATATCAAACAATGACACCCCGCATAAACTATCATTACTCCATTCTTTTCAAGGAAGTTCAGGCATTCTCTTTCTTACGTTATGGTGTAGACGAAACCTGTTACAAAGATAGAATTCTACCACAAATACCAAGAATAATAGACACTCTAAAAAAGTTCGGTGAGTCCAGGCAGGCAGCAATATCAGTTAACAACAACATAAACAACTCCTGTATGATGGGACTAGGTTTTCAGATTGTAAAGAATAAGTTGATTGTTTGTGTTACAATGCGAAGCCAATGCTCTGTAAATGGTAGACCTTCGGATACTGTAATGATTCAATATGTATCAACTCTTGTAATGAAAGCATTAGGATTGGAACGATATAAAGTATACGTTACTGTATGGAATTACCATAACAATATTGAACTTACAAAAGAGAATGATAGTAATGAAGAAGTACAACGGAATATAAAGTTATTGAAAGACTAACCAATATTATTATTCTTTATAAACTCTTTAAGATTGAAAGGCGCCCATACGTGGCGCTTTTTGTGTTGTGTTATATGTTGTGTTATAGATGAGTGACAAGATTTGCAAAGTGATAGAAGTCCGTCATAGTTGAGTGCGTTCTCAAACGTAGATAAGTTTGCAATATCTGTGATGTGATGCACCTCAGTTGCAGGCACTAACTTATCTTTCTTAAAACATTCTTCACATAAAGGTTGTGATTGAATCTTATAGTTGCGTAACGTTCTCCATTCATTGGAATTATAGAATGCTTGTCTGCCATCTCTCGTCTTCAGATTGAGGTCTCTCATATACAAAGAATATTTTCTTTATATATCCTATATCCGTTAAAACTTAGATGATCGTGAATATATAATCTATAGACACCAATCTAAAAGAAGATATTTATTAATGCAACATCCCTTAAGTCAATAGATTGGTGTCTAACTTAAGGGATGTTTTGTTTGAAATAATGATTAATAATGAACTATCAAACCCAATATGATAAGATTGTTAGTAATGCTAAACAATGTAATAGAGTTAAACATAAAGGATTATACTATGAACTACACCATATAATACCTAAGTGTGTAGGAGGAAGTGAAGAGATAGAGAACAAAGTATTGCTTACCGCAAAAGAACATTTTGTTTGTCACAAATTACTATGCAAAATATATCCAAATGAAAGAGGAATATACTATGCATACTGGATGATGTGTACCAGTAGTAATAAGAATAAGAATCATAAAAGAGATTATAAAGTAAGCGCAAGAGATTACGCTTGGTTAAGAGAGAATAGACCTGCTCATTGGACTACAGGTAAGAAGGGCGAATGCCCACAACTTGGACACAATGGAAAGGACAATGGAATGTTTGGTGTTAAGAGAAGTAGAGAATTAATAGAGAAGATGGTAAGATGTAGGATAGAAGCGAATAAGAAGAGAGTATTCAATAAACAGATTGATAACATAATACATCCAAACGTAAAGATTAAGAAGATGAAGAGTGATGAAGATAGAGACGACATAAGACTACAACGTATAGAAGATAGAAGATTAGTGAAAGAATGTAAGAAGGTAAAAAGAGATGAGGAGAATAGAAAGAAGAAAGAGAGTATGCCTAAATATACGATGAATGAGAAAGATTATAATGAATATGTAAGAATGAGAACGATAGAAGGGATGAATAAACCCGAAGTACGACAAAAGATTAGTGAAAGAACGAAAGAATCATTACAAATACGTAAAAATAGGTTGGCTTATATCTCGATATAAACGAAATCACTTTCCTTGAATCACCATTATATTTTCGTTCACCATACAGCATTTTGGGTCATTTATCCCTGAACTTCATAGAGTGTAACCCTGTATACACTTGAGACTATCCCTTAATCCTTTCATTTTTTTGATGAATATATACTCCAAATACCATTAAAATAACCATCAAAATGACATTAAGAGATAAACTGATAGAAGCATTAGGCACTGACTACACGACTTCAGATGATTTAGCAATCGAACGAATAGAAACTTATTACGAGATATTTAAACAAACTCAGAAGGATGTTAAGGCCGAGGGTTATAGACGAAGAACTACTCCACCCCCTCTTCCAGGAATTAGACCTGAAGGCAATGAAAGATATTTCCTTAATCTAGCATTTACTGTTATGAATGATTGTTCAAAACAAATACGTGCCGACCTTGAGTTGTTAGGACTTTCTAAAAAGGGCAAACGCCTAGAGATTACTTCTAAAATAGATACTGGTTTGTCACTACTTGAACAAATGAATCAAATTAAAGATGAATAACGAAGCACAAGAGATTTCTAAATATGTTAATGATTGTTGGGACACAGTTTATGAGTATAGAGACGGTATAGAGAACGGTTCAATCATAGTTAATGATGAAATGAAATCCGTTATACGGTGGTTCATTGATACTCCTGAATTTGAGATTAAGACTAAAAAAGTAGACCGTATATTTAGATTCCTTTCATTAGTCAACATTGCCTATGATGATAAAGGATATCAACAACTTGAGTTACTTCCTTGGCAAGCATATCTGGTTGCAATGATATTCGGTATGTATATTAGAGGGACAAACAAACGAAGATTTTCTGAATCATTCACATATATGGCTAGAGGTAATGGCAAAACTACTTTAGGCGTTGCGCTTTCTTTATATTTTCTTTTAGGATATAAACAAATTAGTCCTCAATCAATAATCATAAGCACAGTTGAAAATAGAGCAAAAGTAATTCAGGATTTACATAAAACTGTTATGCACAGTCCTGAACTTCATCAATTCTTACACTTTAATAATGGTGCAGTAATGCTTAACTCATACGACTCAAATATTAAACGAGGTGAAAGACCAATAAAGTTTGTTAATGATGTTGGAGGAATTAAAGTAGTTCCTAATGATGATAAGAAAATAGATGGACTTGAACTTGTGCTTGCTTTTATTGACGAAATCCATTTATTGAAAGATGAAATGGTTTTCCGTAATGCTCAGAAAAGCGCTGCCAAAAGAAAAGACTCATTAGTAATGCTGATTAGTACGGCAGGATTTAAGACAGATGGATTTTGTGTTGATTTAGTTGATAGAGCGAAGAAAGTTGCAATGGGTGAGATTAAAGATGATAAATTTTTACCATTCCTGTTTTGTCTCGATAAACGAGATGACCCCGAAGACATAGGTAATAGGATATTATGGCATAAATGTAATCCATCTCTAGGACACACGAAGCCATTAAAACGTATGGAAGACTTCTATAATGATGCTCAGTTCTCACCAAAAGCAAAAGCAGACTTCAAAACAAAAGACTTGAACATATTTATTGACTATAATGAAGAAGAAGTATTAAGTGTTGAACATCGTATTAGAGCCGGACAAAAAGTTGATTTAGAAAAATGGTTAGGACAAGATTGTTATTTAGGATTAGACTTAAGTAAAACAAACGACTTAAGTTCACTAGTATGCCTGTTTCATACAGAAGAAAATGATAAATGGGAAGCATATCCTTACTATTGGATTGGAAATGAATCAAAGTTCTTAACACGTAAAGGTGGAGAGAACTTAACTAAATGGATTAACAAAGGATATATCACACGTTGTAATGATGCTTACATAGATTACAAACTTATTGCTGAAAAAATTGCGGAATTGACATCCAAATTTAATGTAGTTGGAATTGGTTATGACCCTTACGGATGGAATGAGTTCAGAAGATACATTGATTGGATGGACTCGGATAAATTTTATCCAGTAAAGCAATGGACTAAATATATGGCAGAACCATTAAGTAAGATTTTAGTTGCTATAATTTCAGACAAACTTATCTATTCAGATAATCCAGTTATGACTTGGAACTGGAAAAATGCAAGAATACGAATTGCTGACTCAAATGGCAACCTTAAGATATTTAGAAATGAAAGTAGAGATAGTCAGGACGGAGCGATTGCTTTGAATAATGCGATGGCCTTGTACTTTCATAGAAATTATGACCCTACGATTCAAGGTTTTTAAAAACCTTGAATATATATGATATATAAATAAAATAAACTCTAGAAATGAATTTATTACAAAGAATGTTTAGCCCATCGGTTAATCCAATTTATTATGTTGGTTATACTCAAATGACCAATGATATTAAAAATATATTTCCAACTACATATATATGTAATACTGCAATAGAAACGTGTTCAACAATTATAGCAAATACCGTTGCAAGCATTCCAATCGGTTTATTTAATGATGTTAATGATGGGTTTGATGATGTAGTTAGGAATGACTCACGTTATCATATGTTACATCACAATCCAAATAGTTATACTAACAGATACTCTTTTTGGCATACAATGGAAAAAGTTAAACAAAGTGAAGGAGAATCTTTTGCTTTTATACATAAATTTCCAGAAACCAACTCTATTGAGTTGGAGTTTGTACATCCACGATTTTTACAAGGGTTGCCTTGGTTCGAAAAGGGGATATTGTATTATAGATTCTTAACTAATAATACTAAAAGTGTTTATGCTGCAAGTGAGTTAATTCATTTCAAAAGAGAATCAATTGATGGTATTACTCCTGTTAAGCCTTATATTGTATTAGGCGAAGAAATTAAAAGAATGTATTTAGCCAATAAGACTATTACAAACTATTATGAGAATGATGGTAAGGGTACAAAGTTCTTAAAAACAACTGTTACATCAGGAGACCTTGCCAAATTAGAAAAGGCCGCAAACAAATTCAGAGAAGAAACAGGAGGAACAAGTTATGATGAAAGCAATAAGATAGTTAAAGGCAATTTCGATAAAGTTGTTGCATTTCCAAGATTACCCGGAAATAGTGAAATACAAGAAATTACAAATGTTCAAAATGATCAACTTTATTTAGCAACTATAGAAAAGGCAGTTTTAAGTATAGCTGCATACTATCAAATTCCACCCCATTATTTGAATATAATGCAGGCTCAAAAGAATAATAATATCCAGATGCTTCAACTCGACTTTAAGGCAAGTACTATATCACATACATTGAATTCAAATAGACAAGAGTTAGAAATGAAGTTGTTAACAAGTGAAGAAATAGATAATGGAATGAGCATTAGATATAATACCAATGCAGTTTTGGAATTATCTACTGATGAAAGAATGAAAATGTATGAGAGTCTACAAAAAACTGCTGGGATGACATTAAATGAAGTTAGAAAACCTGAAGGAATGTCAAGAATTGAAGGCGGAGATGAACATTATATCTTTAACCAAATGACAACTTTAGAAGGTTTGAATTCCGGTCCATCAACTAATGTTCCAACTACATTGAAATAATCAATTTGAGCTTTAATATATACTAAAATAACAGCAATCAATGAAAAATCGAATGATAAACTTTAACAATGTCTTAATTGATAAGAAAGAACTTGAAGAAGTTAAGAAGAAAATAAAATCTAAAGAAATAGAAAAAAAGACCTTCTATTTGCTCGATGAATTATATACTCAGGATGCAAGTTCTGGTGAATTAACACTAAAGAAAAAATAATTTATTATTATGAATAAAATGGAACGCAGATATTCATTTTCACCAATAGATAACGCAAAATATAGAGCACAAATTTCTAGTGATTCAAACTCTAGACATATCAAAGGATATGGTATTGTCTTTAACCAACAAAGTAAAATTATTACTGAGTGGGTTCAAGATAAACAGGAAGTACGAAGTTTCTATGAAATTATTGCTCCAACTGCCTTAGATGGGATATTGAATAATGGTTTTGATGTTGTTATGGATGTTAACCACGAATTTGATGAACTTCTTGCAAGAATTGCTTCTAAAACTCTAACTCTTTCTAAAGATAATATAGGTGTTATGTATGAATTTGATGCCCCCAATACTTCAAGAGGTGAAGATGCTCTTCAAATGGTTATAAGAGGAGATTATTTTGAATCGTCTTTTGCGTTTGTAGTTGCTGTTGATGGCGATATATGGGAACTTGATAAAAACACAGGATTGTATACAAGAACTATTACAAAAATAGAAACACTTTATGATATGGCTATTTGTACATATAGAGGTGCATATTGTAATACAAATATTGAAGTTTCAGCAAATCCTACAATGGATTCAAGTTATGGTATGATGGAAGAAAAAGCATTTGAATATGCTAAAGAAGATATTGAAGTTGCTTCAAGAAAACTTAATGAATTACTTACATCAAAATCTATAGTAGTTGAACCTGTTAAACCAAGCACTAAATATAATGAAGATTTTATCACCCGAATATATTTAAAGAGAAATTGGGAACGCAAACAGTAAAATTCCAGATTTTCAATGATATATATAATATAAAATAAACTTAAAATAATTTAAATAAAAATGAAAATACAAGAATTAACAGAAAAACGTTCAGGTATTACATCTCAGATCACCGCACTTTTAGCAGTTGATATGACTGATGAATCTAGAACTCAAGTTTCAACTCTTGAAAAGGAATATGAGAAACTCGGTGCTGATATTGAAACAGCAAAAAGACAAGCAGAAAGATCAAAATCTATTACTGCTAATGTAATTGAAACAAGAAATGAAGTAAAATCTTTAGGAGTTTCTTTCAGAGAATTCTTAAGAGATGCAGTTGAAGGTAAAGGTAAACTTGAATTTAGAGTTGAACCTATGCTTACAACTTCTAACACAGACGTTATCAATAAAACAGTTGCTAACAGTGTAGACATTATCTTAGCTCCAGGTGAAGCATTCCTTCATACTTTAGGATGTACTTTTTACCCAGGACTTGTTGGAAACTTTGTAGTTCCTTCAATGGCTGAAGACCTTGCAACCTTCCCAGGTGAAGGTGTAGCAGGAGCAGATGCTTCAATGAACATCGAAGACCTTGTACTTGCAGGACGTAGAGTTACTCACTCACAAAGTATCACAAAAGAAACTTTGACTCAAACCAATCCAGCAATTTATAACAGCATCGTTCAAAACCTTGTTAATGGGCTTTGGAATGCAACGGTAAAAGATGTTTTCACTAACATCCTTTCAGATGCAGCATCTCAAGTTGTTGTTACAGGTGCTCCTTTAACATTCACAGACCTTGTAAATGCTGAAGCTTCACTTGGTGGACTTTCAATTGGTCCAGCTTCTTACGTAACAACTCCTTCAATTAAAGGTTACCTTAAGAAAACTATCGCTTTAGGAACAACAGTTGGACCAGCAATATGGGTTGGAAATGAACTTAATGGTTATCCATCATATTCAGCACCTCAATTAGCTGCTAACAAAGTTATTTTTGGAGATTTCTCCAGAGTAGCAGTTGGAACTTGGGGTGGATTAGAAATAATCGTAGACCCTTATACAAAAGCTAAAGAAGGTAAACTCGTTCTTACAGCACTTATGATTGTAGACGACGGTGTTACTAACAAAAGAGCTTTTGCAATCAGAGACGGTAGCATTGCTTAATTATTAGTTAATTAAAATATTCGAAAGGGAGAGTTTATGCTCTCCCTTTTTTTATGAATATATACTAAAATAACTGATTCAAATGTATATCGCAAAAACAAAAATATCATACCCAATAACACTAGATGGTGATGTGTTATTCATAAAAAGAACATTGTCTTTAGAACTTAATGATACTGAAGACGATGATTTCATCAATACACTAATACAACCCGCAACAGAACTTACAGAAGGACAAATCAATCAAGACATTGCGTTAACAAATAACATTGTTAAACTTAAGGACTTTTCAGGTACTGAATTAGTCATTCCACAAGGCAATTTTAATGCAATTACAAGTATTATGAATAACGATTCAAGTACTTTGATTACAACTTATTCTACTGAAAAGAGTTATAGTGAATTCAAAATAGTATTTGATCCAACAACAACTTGTAAATCAATGACTATAAACTTTACAACAGGATGGACTACACTTAGTCAATTACCACGAGCATTGTATTTAGCGATTCTTGTTAAAACATCTGACTTGCTTTGGAAACAAAGAGGTTCGTATTCAGCAATCTATGAAAGACTTGACTCTACTTGGGAAACTATGTGTCAACAATATAAATTACTTTAACGAAATGATAGTAAGCGAGCTTAATAAGAGAATAACTGTTAGAGTACTAACTGATGGATATAACGCTGATACTTCACCTAATGACACACCTTCAGATTATATGTCAACTCTTGCAAAAGTATATGTAAGATCAGGTATGGTTAAAATCGGTGATAATGAAGAGTTTATATATTCAACAGAATTTACGCTAAGATATAACTCGTTATCTAAGATGATTGATAATAAGTATGAAATAGTATATAATGACAAAAGATATAAGATCATAGAAGTGATCGAGGTTGATCCTCCGATGACTACTGCAATAAAATTTATTACTTCTCGATATGAATAAAGAATATGAATTAGTAGGTGCAAAGGAAGTTATGGATGCTTTATCAACACTTCCGGCTGATTTGCAAAGGGACATATTCAAAAAATTACTTGCTAAAGAAGAACGAGAGTTTGTTGTAAATCCTTTAAAGGCTGCATTAAACTATTCTGACAAGACAATGAAAACAATTAAGGTTACTTATGAACCTAGAAATCCATTAAAAGTAAGTGGTGGGGTTTCAAGAAAAGGTTTTCATTTAAGATGGGCAGACTTAGGAACTAAAGAAAGACATACAAAGACAGGCAGAAACACAGGACAAATTGAAGGCAAGCATCAAATACAACCAATTATTGAAGAAGCACCTGATAAAATTGTGCAGGATGTTAATGAGGAACTTGGGGCTTCAATACAAACAATAATGGAACGTAAACTAAGGAAAATACAGAAAAAAATAAGTAATTTATGATAAAAAGTGATTTGATAACTTGTATGAATGCAGACCCATCTACAAATGCATTAGTAAATGGCAAAATTGTTTATGAAGAACTTCCTGTAAGTTTTGATAAAACAAAAAATTGGATTAACTGGAGTTATTCGAGAGGTAGTGGAGAAGACGCAACTAGTGAAAAGGATTATGTTATTACATATAATTTAACAGTTCAGTGTGTTTCTCCGGTTCTTGATACTGTTGATATTATTTCAAATACTCTATATAACTATTTGATTAAATATATTGGTAGTAGAATAAAAAATATTGAAATGATTTCTGAAAGTGAAAACACTAAGGAATTTAAGGACACTCCTCAATCAGTTTGGTATAAGACACTTACTTATCAAGTTGACTATTACAAATAAGCGTGAATATATAAATATATAAAATAAAATAAATTAAACAATATGCCAAATAAATTAACCGGCCTCAACCTTGTTCTTACATTAAATAATGGAGTTTTATTAGGTGGCCAAAAATCATTTGATTATACCTTTGGTGAAAACATCGAAGACGTAACATCAACAGCAAGTGGAGAATGGATTGAAACTCAACCTATGGGTGGAAAACAATTCAAAGGAACTGCTGATACTTTTTATACTAATCCTGCTGATAGTTCAATGAGTGCAGACGCAATATTTGCTGCTTGGAACACTAATGCAAGTTTAGGATGTAAATTTGCAGTTGACCCTAGTACAACTAAGAATTGGAGTGGAGCAGTTTGGATTTCTCAACCAAAATCAGCAAACGGTGGAGTAGAAAAACCTTTAATGCTTAGTTTCAGTATGGTTGGAGTAGGTAAGTTCAACTACGCATAATAAAATTTTATAAAACTATGTTAAAAGAAATAACAATTAAGGGCAAGATATATCCTATAAAGTTGGGTTTTAATGCTGAGAAGCATTTACAAATGGAGTATGGAATTACTATTTATGGACTTGCAGATAACGTTGCCGGATTTGAACCTATGCTTTATTATGGGATTGAGTCTGGTTGCAGAGAAACAGGACAAGAATTTGATTTGAAACGTGAAGATATTCCATATATACTTGATGATGTTGAAAAGGAGTTTGCAGGTATATTCAAAGCTTTTTACTTTAAATCTATAGATGCAAGTTCAGGCGAAGAAGCAGACCCTAAAAAAAACCTTTAACTCTTGATGAACAGTTTGGTATTGGTTGTGCTAAACTGGGTCTTAATTTAGATGAGTTCTATTCTTTAGATAGACAAGAATTTGATTCAGCGATAACTATAAAAGAAAGAGAAGATAACAATAAATTTATGTTTGAGAATGATCTCAGACGATTGCAAACCTTTTATTTGTTAAATGTTCAGTTAGATGAAAAAAACAGAATAGAAAAACCAGAAGATCTAATAAGATTCAATTGGGATAAAAAGGAAGAAAAGAAAATAGATATGGGTGTTCCTGACTTTGAGGAATTGACGAAAAGATACAAACTAAAGGGTTAGCAAACACTAATCCTTTTTTTTATGAATATATAAACTATAAAATAATAATTTGATAATGGGAAAAGCTACACTATATGAATTATCATTAGACCTTATTCTTAATGATGCTAAGCTTCAAGAAGGAATAACCTCCGCTAACTCAAAGCTTAACGATTTGGGTAAAAATTCTCAAACTGTAGGCTCTCAGGTTATTGGAGCATTCAGTAAAATGGGTGCTATTGTAGGTGGTGTTGTTGGCGCTTTTGAATCAGTTAAGAAAGTATTTGAAGCTACTGAAGGTAGTTCAGATAGTCTTAATCAAAATATAGGTTTATTAACAGGAGGAATGCAAGGTTTATTTCAAACAATAGACACAGGTGATTGGGGTGCTTTAATTGAAAATATAAAAAATGCAGCACTTGCGACTAAAGGCTTAAAGATTGAAACTGAAGAATTAAGTCATATTACTGCAGGTAATACAATTCGTAGAGGAACTCTTGAAGAAGGTTTATATGCCAGTAGAAATTCAGCAATGACTGAAAAGGACCCTGCAACAAAGGCAGGATATGTTTCGGATGCTATTTCATATCAAAAACAGATTACAGACTTAAATGTAAGCGAAGCAAATAAACGCGTAGATATTGATGAAAATTACTTTAGAAAAATAACCGGACATAGCAAAGAATATTTTGATTATTTCTTAACACAAGTTCCCTCTATTGCTCAGAATTGGGAACACTGGTTTGGAAAAGATAGTGAGCAACTAAATCTATTAAAAACTAGATTGAGTGATCTTACTTATTTATCAAAAGTACAAATGGGTGGTTTAACCACTGCTCAAAAAGAGGAACAACATCAACTACAATTATCACTATATGCTCTTCAGGATTACAAAACCTTACAGGATAGTATGAAACCTGAACAATGGGATGGTTATGTTATGAAAATAGGTGAAGTTAGATCTGCAATTGCTGAAGGTGAAAAGGCATTAATACGTCTTAATAAACAACTAGCTACTGCTATCGGCAAAATTTCTGAAATGTCATTAGCACAAATGGCTAAAAGTAAAGCTAATCCAATTACTGCTATTGGCGAAAAAACATTTGACCCTAACGGAGTTAACGGATATGGCAGAGAATTCTCTAATTTAACTATGCCTTCATTTGACCAAAAACAAACAACACCTGGACTTAGAGGTGTGGGAATGGAAATTGCTGGTCAATGGATAACAGGTGCTGCGGCAATTGCAACATATATTAAAAAACTTAAAGAGGAAAGAGCAGCAAATATAGAAAATACGGCGTCAGAAAAAAGTCACGGATTGATGTTAAATACATTATCATCTACAGTGCAGGGTCTTGGTTCGGCATTTGGTGAACTTGCAGCCGGCACAAAAGGTTCTATGAAGAGTATGGTAACAATTGTTCTACAAGGACTTCAACAAGTTATAGATGCATATTTAGCAGTAGCTATTGCTGCAACAGTTAAAAATGATGTAGAATACGGAGGACCAACCCCTATTGCATTAATTTTAGCTGCAACAGGAGTAGCTGCTTTAGTCGCATTTTGGTCTGCAAAGGTTCCTGCATTTGCTTCTGGAACAAACTCTGCACCCGGTGGATGGTCAATGGTTGGAGAAAAAGGACCCGAATTGGTTAATCTTTCAAGAGGTGCGCAAGTATTTTCAAATAGTCAAACAAGTAGTATGCTAACCTCTCCTAAATCAGTACTTATTAAGTTCCAAGACGGTTCTCTTCAAGGTTATATGGACTATCAAAACAGAAAAATAAATGCAACTCGATAATGGCAGTAAAATATAGAACAAGTTATAATCGTCTTTCAGGTGGGATTACAACAATTGACATTTTAGATAATACCTATTCTGGTAGTGTTGTTACTTTAACTGCTACTGGAGACCCGTTAAATATTACCATTAATGGCGATGTACAAAATATTTACACTCCAACGGTCGGAAGTGGTGCTACTGTTAAGGTGTTTTCACTCCCACGTTCTTTAACGAGTTTATTTAGTACTGACCCACAAAAGCATACAGTCAAAATATATAATGGAGCCAGTGGAACTAACTTAGTTTGGCAAGGTTTCGTTAATACGGGAATATACAGTGAAAGTTATAGTGTTGGTTACAATGTGCCTTCTTCAATTACTATAGAATGTAATGATGGAATGGCATTACTTGATGAGTATTATTATAAGCCAATTGATTCAAGTATTTACACAGGAATTGTAACAATTGAAGCAGTTTTATGGAATATTCTTTGGAAATTAGGTATTCCATTCTATAACATTTATACCAGTAATGATTTGAATACAACGTCTGCAAGTAATTTATTTTCAATATTGACAGTAAACAATGAAAATTATGTTGATGAAAATTTAATTCCAATGTCTTGCAGAGAAGTATTAGATTCAATATTTGGTGCACTTGGATTGACAATGAGATTTAAGGGTTCAGATATTTATATTATCGACCCTATAAATCTACATAATACGGCAAAGGGTAAAGTATATGATTTAGAAACCTTTACAGAAAATAATTTTGCTTTGGGTGGTTATCTCGATATTTCAAATAAAGATATAAAATGGTTTGAGACAGGTTCGAATATGGACATTGTTCAATCATTTAATCAAATAAAAGTTAACTATGATCCTTATACTTTTATTAGTGATTCCTACGGATTTGATAAAGGAAATGCAATTTATGATGTAAGTACTTATGATGGTCCTATTACTGATAACGGAACAACATTTAGGATATATAATGAAGATGCACCAAATGGTGTTGCTATGAAAGGTTGGACCTTAGGTTTTCCGGCAAGTTTTGAAGGAATACAAAATATTGATTCATCTGNAAAATTAGATGATCCTATGTTTTATATTAAACAGATTACCGGTGCATCTGGTAGTTTCTCCTATAAATTTCCTTTATCTAATATAAAGCAAGATAATAATTTGCAATTAGTATTAAATATGGATGTATATGTTAATCAAAAGAATGCGCAAAATATAATTCTTCCAGGCGAAAATCCGGCAGCAATAAACACTTTATTTATTAGTAATATTGAAATAAAAATAGGTGATAAATGGTGGAATGGAACAACGTGGCAAGATAATGCGGCATATCCTGATATTTATATAAGGCAGACTGACGCTAAAACTGAAGATATTATTTCTACACATTCAATTTGGTTTCTTAGGAAAACTAAATATACGACTGTCGATAAAAGCAGGATTGATGATCAATGGACAACAGTTATGTATTATATGCCTATTGGTGATGCATTTGTTTCAGGAACTGGTTTATTAAATGGTTCTATATCTATTAAAATATTAAAAAATGCATTAATTAAAACTGTTATTCCTTTTTTTACAGGTGCAGGGTATACTATAGATCTAATAAAAAATATTCTTATTAAAAATATCAGTGTGCAGATTGTAGATTCAAATAAAATGCCAATAACAAATGAAGGCATATTAAGAACTGCTGATATAGATAATAATGTTTCTATGAAGAAAAAACCTACAGATATAAAATTAACAAACGGGACTGGTCTATACGGTACTTCAAGAGGTGCATTTGGCGGTCTTAATGAAAATCCGTCTGGTACTAATATAGCAGGATTATATCGTACAGGTGATGCATCAATACATAATACAATTGATCTTTTATCTCAGTCTTTGTTAGCTCAATATAGTGTTCCAAGAAGCGTATTAACAGGCACACTAGATGTTAAAGATTACTTACTTGATGTAACTACAAAACTGATTAAAGATAGCACTTATTCAAAAGACGCAAACGGAAATCCAAAAGCATTTTATATCGCTGGTGGAACATATAATGATAGATTCGAAAATATGAATGTTCAAATGGTTGAATGCGCATCTACTAGGGATTCAATAGCTTAAAATAAATAATAATATGGCAATCAATATAACTCAATTACCCCTTCTTCCTCGTCGTCGTGACGGTCAGGTAGGTTCAAGCATCTCAGGTGGCTCAGGTGGTTCAAGCATTTCTGGTGGTGGTGGAAGCTCAACTCCTTTTGACTCAACTTCTTTATATGTTTATGTTGATGGTTCGTTTGGTCTAAGAGATGCTTCGATTATGTGGTTAAACACAAATAAAGCGCCAAAAGAAAGTCCTGTATTTACTACGAAAATAACAACTCCTATAGTTTATGGTAGTAGTGTAGCTAATGGTGATCTTACACTTCGTGGAACATCACACGCAACAAAAACATCTTCTTACCTTATTTTGCAAGATACTGGTGGTAATGTTGGTATTAACACTACTGCACCTCAAGCAAAATTACATATTCACGGAGATGGAGATCAAAACCTTATGTTGCAAAATGCTGCTATTGGATTTGCAGATGATGCTCTAACTTATGGAGATTTAACTTTAGGAAGATGGGAACCTTATTTTCTTGACCTTGCTAACTGGGGTGATGCTCCAGAAAATGCAGCAGCAACCGTTTTTAGAATTTCTGCTCATTCAACATTAGGTAAAGAATCAACACTGGCATTAGTAAGAGGTGACTATCCTAATATTGAATTTTTGGACTTATATAATAATGGATATGCAGATAGTTCAAATTATGGAATTAGAATACAAAAAAGAGGAACAGGAGTATATAGAGATTTTAGAATAGAACATAGTGATGGTGTTGCAGCAGTTCAGCAATTAATGAATTTTGATGCCATCGGTAATATTTATTTAACCCCAACATCTAACACAACGTTTACTGGTAATGTTAATGTGCTTGGCAAAGTTCATACCGATACAATTGATAGTTCACTTTCTTATGTTTCAGGTTATACTGGCACAGGATTTAAGTTATGTAATGTCGGTGGAAAAATAGGTCTTGAAATAGATGATTTACTTATAAGAGGAACATTATCTGCCTCTGTTTTAGAAATAAAAGAAATTACTTCAGTTGGTGGTAGTTTAGCAATATCAAGAGCTAATGGTATTCCTTATTCTGTTGTAGGAACAAGATTCTATTTTGATACAAATAATAATGCTAATCCTATTCAATTTGTTGTTAATGACTATATAAAAGCACAAATCTGGACTGGTATTGCTATTGGTATTTATGAGGGACAGGTTACAAATGTAGTGCAATCAACTACTTTAGGTTCAGCATATATTGATGCTACAACTATAACAGGAACACCTTGGAATAATATGAAATTGTTTCAAAAAGGGAATTCAACTGATACTTCAAGACAAAGCCTAATTTATATTACAGCAGCTGACTCGAATAACCCTTATATTGATATTCTTTCAGGAGTCAACACAAATAGTTTTGCAAATAAGCAAATATTTAGAGCAGGCAATTTAACAGGAATAACAGATGCGAATTTTGGTGGTGCATTAAATGGTGATGGAGTATACTTAAAAAATATTTATGCAACAGGAAATATTATCATTGGCAATCCTGAAGATATTGATCAAACTGCTTTATCAAATGCAGCAGCAGCAGGTGCTCAAGTCAATACAATAAATGCAGGAGATGGTTTAGCCACTTTAGATTCTGGCGCAAGTTCAAAATTAGGTGGAATTGCATATAACGCTCAAGTCAATACAATTAATGCAGGAGATGGTCTTAATGCTTTAGATTCTGCTGCAAATACAAAATTGGCAGGCATTGCCCCTTTAGCAACAGTTGGTGCAACTTGGGGCACAAATCTTAATTCAATACCTACTGTTTTTGCTACTGTTGCAGATAACAAATTAGCAATTAATGATGATTTTATTGGTTTTCACGCAACAGGAACAAACTGGCCAGTTAAAATCTCGAATGATGCTGGAACAGGCAAATTCTATGTCGGTAATGGAACTAATTATATGGATTGGAATGGTTCTGTATTATCTGTTGTCGGTGCTATTACAGCAACAACAGGTTTAATAGGGGGATTTAACATTAGTACTGCTGAAGGACTTTATTCCGGTAGTGTTTCAACAAGAGTTCAAATGAAGCCTGGTGTTGGATTTTGGGCTGGTGCTACTGCAGAATATGATGCACCTTTTAAAGTATCAGAAGCTGGAGTTTTAAGAGCTTCTGGTGCGCAATTTAGAGGTTCTACTACTTCAGAATATCTATATAATCACAGAGGATTTTATATGGACGGTTCTGTTGTATCTGGTTCAGCTCCTGTATTAAATCTTGGGCTATCATCAGTAGGAATTATGTCATCAACAGATGGTATAAATCAATCTGGACCTATTACAATTATACAAAGACAAAAATCTGGAAGTGCTTTCTTAGGAACAGTTAACCTAATGAATATTAATAATGCTACAATAAGTGGAACATTTAGAGCACCTACAATTTCAGGAGGAGTCTCAATGGATAGTACATTAGTTGTTACGAGTACTGCATACGTAGGTAGTCTTTATTCGTATTCGAGTCTCTCTGCAGATACTAATATTACTGCAGGAATTGATATTTATGCAGGAGGTAATTGCTCAGCACTTTCATTTACTGACCGTACTCCTTTTTATGAAGGTGATGCTATTAAAGAAATTATGGCTATAAAAGGTAAAAAAGGCAAAATAGACCACTCAACATTACCTGCATTTGCATCGAAAACTATCACAAAAAATAGTTCAGATAATAAAAATATAGAAACAGAAACAGGAAGAGATTTAGGAGCAATGATTTCAATGCTTACTGTTGCGGTTCAACAATTAACTGCTAGAATTGAGAACTTAGAAAAAGACCCTTCAACTTTAAAAAATAATAGTAACAAACGAACATATTTATATAAAAAAAATAAAACATAATGATAACATCGGAACTAATATTATGGGTTGCAGAACAAATGGCGAATGGTTTAACTATTGTTGAAATGGAACTAATCTTAGATGATGAATATATAATAAAATAAATTCTTTATAATGAGCGATACAATAACAGGTTACATATTATCTTCAGAAGTAACAGGAGAAGTACACCCAATCTCAGTTTGTGGTGGTGTTGCAGATTTTACAGTAACAGGCCCTATTGTAGCTGGTGTTTCTTGGGATACGGTTGAATTTTATGTTGACGGTTCACTTGCAAAACGAGATAGTTCAATATCAGATTTATATGTTAAGCTAGGTTCTGCTGGAGTATCTCAGATTTATGTTGATAGTTCATTGAGTCAACGAGATGCATCAATAAATAACTTATATAATACTACCTTAAAGACAGGAGATTTAGCACCTTATGCAACTAATTCAAGTGTAGGAACTGCTTTAAATCCTTTCGCTACAAATGCAAGTGTAGGAACTGCAATTCAAAACTTTTCTACAAATGCTTCAGTAAATACTGCTTTAGGTGTTTTTGCAACCAATGCTTCAATTAATACTGCTGCATTTGCTAAGAATGCTTCATTTAATTTATATACAACCAATGCTTCAGTAGGATTAGCTATTGCTCCTTTCGCAACTAATGCTTCTGTAGGACTTTCTTTATCAAAATTCATACTTAGTGCATCTACAGGAACTGGCTTATACTGGAATGCTGGATATTTGAATGCTTCAACAGGTGGTGGTGGTGGAATTGGAGATGTAACTAAAGTTTATGTAGATGGTAGTTTAGCATCCAGAGATACTTCAATTGCTTGGTTAAATACAAATAAATTAGAATCAATTGCATTAAATCCTTATGCAACTAATGCTTCAATCAATACTGCTGCTTTTGCTAAGAATGCTTCACTAAGTTCATATTCATTAACTACTCATAATCATCAGGGATTATATCTTAAAGAAGCTTCACTCGGTAGTTCATTTTTATGGAATGGAGGTAAGGTTGATGTTAGTTTAGCAGGTGGTGGAGTTACACAAAGTTATGTTGATAATGCTGATAATTTAATCAAAGCAACCTATATTCCTAATGCTTCTCTTAATAAATCATATTTTAGATGGGTTAATAATTTACTTGAACCTTCAATAGCAACTGGAAGTAGTGGAGTTACTCAATCTTATGTAGATGGTTCCTTAGGTTTACGAGACACTTCAATTGCTTGGTTAAATACAAATAAGCTTGGAAGTGCAGATTTAAATCCTTATGCTACAAATGCAAGTATTGGAACTGCTGCCTTTGCTAAAAATGCTTCATTTAATTTATATGCTACTAATGCTTCAATAGGAACTGCAGCATTTGTTCAGGGAACACCTTGGACAGGAATGGGATATGTAACTGGAACACCTTGGACTGGTTTAGGATATGCAACTGTAACTAATGTCAATGCTTCATTAAACTTATTTGCAACTAATTCAAGTATTGGAACTGCAATTGCTCCTTTTGCAACTAATGCAAGTGTCGGTTTAGCAATTGCTCCTTTCGCTACAAACTCTTCAGTAGGACTTGCAATTCAAAACTTTGCAACTAATGCTTCAATAGGAACTGCTGCTTTTGCAAAAAATGCATCCTTAGGATTGTATGCAACTAACGCTTCAATTGGTTTAGCAGGATTTGAAAACAAAGTAGATGTTGACACTTCATTAAATTCAATTTGGACAAACTTTGATTTGTATGCAACTAATGCATCTATAAATACTGCTGGATTTGAAAATAAGATTGATGTAGATACTTCATTTGGACTATACGCTACAAATGCTTCAATAGGAACTGCTGCTTTTGCTAAGAATGCTTCACTTGCTCTTTATGAACTTGCAACAAATGTAGATACAAGTTTTGGTCTATATTCTACTACTACACAAATAAATACTCAATTCGGTTATAGAGATACTTCAATTACTGGAATTTGGACAAAACTTGGCAATGTTGATACATCACTAAATAACATAGGAACTGGTGGTGGAGGTGGAGGAGCTTCAAGTATTGCAACTCTTACAGATGTTTCTTTAGGAACTATTGCAAATAATACAGTACTTCAATATGATACTTCAATAAGTAAATGGGAAAATGTTTCTCCAATAGAGATTTCAACATATTGCTATTCACAATCTCAAAGTGATGCTTTGTATAATCCTAAAAGATTAGTTGCAACATTAGCCGCTTCGGACGTAACATCCGGTACAACTGAAAATATAATGCTTCAATTAGCAATTCCGGCAGCAAGGGCTATATCTGGTTCAACATTCAGAGCTTGGGTGGTTGGTAACTCATCTTCAACTGGTACTTTGATATTTAAGGTACGATGTGGAGCTGGTGGAACTATAACAGATACTATTGATTGGACGGCTGTAACATCTGCTGCACAAGTAGCTAATGCAACCGCAGGATTTGAAGTAATAATAACAATTCGTTCAGCAACTACTATCGCAGTCAGAGGTGTTGGTTATGCAGGTACAGTTCAATTACCAACCGTTGTTGCAGCTCCTACAACTCCAGCAATAGATATTTCAGGAGATTGGCATATAAATTTAACAGTAATTTGTTCATCCGGAACGTTTACTGCACAAGTAGGACTTATAGAGGAAATAATATAAAATAGAAAATGAGTAAACAAATAATAACTTGGAATAATATTCCTATAACTTATAACGGCATACCGCTGATGTATAATGTTCCTCCTCATCAAGATTTAAAATATGTTGATATATGGTTATATAAAAATGGTGCTTCTACTGATAATGTTTTTTTAGAAATAAGGTCAGGTTCTTATACTGGTACTGTTTTAGGTACAAGCGATAGTTTAAATGGTGCAACACTTACTACAACAGCAACCCAAACAAGATTTACATTTTCAACACCTATTATATTAAATTCAGGCACTCAATATTATTTAAGAGCAAATAGGGATGGAGTAGTTAGTACTATTAATTATTATGTATTATCGGTTAATAACACTAATCCCTATAGTAGTGGTGTTATGGGTTATGCCGGAGGTCAACAAGTAACTATGGATATACCTCTTATTTTATCAAACCCTGATAATACTACTATATTAGATATTCCAGACATTGGAGGTGCTGGGACTGTCTTTGGATATAATACTGCTGCT